GGTCGTGATTGTGATGCTGGTTTGAAAGTGTCACGTTGTGCAAGTTCCTGATAGATAGGTTCCCATTTGTGATCCTTGTCGCCATAGTAATGCAACCAACAATAGATTGCATTCTTGATAAAGAAATCGTCGTCGAGTGATTTAGCGTTTGCCATAGTATTTGGAGGTGATGCGATTGGCACGTTGCCAGATGAGAGCTGTTGAGAACAGCCCGACCATGCCAATGATAGCATAGATGATGTTAGATTCAGACCAGATCATTTGTAGGTAAGGCGATTGTCAAAGGTGAAAGTGGATGCAACTTGAATCTCAATCTGTTGCTTTTCTTCCATCTTGCGATGGACATAGTTCACACACTTGCTCTCGGACCAGCCTGTGGCTGATGCCATGGCTGAGATTTGAGTGCGGAACTTGTGTGTGTACCTGCTACGCGGGATGCGTACATACACACGATCGTCGGTGGATTTGATGTGATAGTAACTCATTTGCAGTAGGTGGGTTGAACTTTGCAGAGTTGGTCCATGCGTTTGTCTTGCATGTCCCTGAGCATGTCAGCAGCAGCTAGCCCTAGATTGCCAGCGATGATGACGACAGCCGCGATGATTGTGATTCTCATTGTGCATACTCCAGTGCTACATCTTGGAAGTAATCTAAGAAACTGTCGAGTGCATGTGTCTCACTGTCTGTCAGTGAGTCCATGAGTTCTTTGTTCTCAATGGCACGATGCATAAGTTTCAACAATACATGAAACTCATCAGGGTATACGTGCACCTTTGTGCCCATGTCGTGGATGGATTGTTCAGTCATTGTTGTTAGTTAGTGGGATTACTTCGGCTACTTGCTCGTAACCTACAGCCAGGGCTGTGCCCTTGGACCATGCTTCCATGTGGCTACGTGCTGTGACGTACTCACATGCAGTGATGTTACCAGGGCGGATAGGACCGCCCCGTGTGTAAAGTACTTGATACCTCATTCGTAGTGTGTTCCGTATTCGTTGAAATAGTCTAGGTAAATGTACACAATGTGCATTAGATCATGCTCATGTGCGTCATTGATTGAATCGTACACCTCATCAGTGACGATACCTAATTCACGATCGTTCAGTGTCATTAGTTGTAAGTAACGGTGAGAACTTGAGGCACAGAATCACGTGCATCCTGGCTTACATGTTTGGATGCTTCGTCCATGTAAGCAGCTTCGAGTGCATCAACACGGTTACCCCATGTGAGCCTGCTACTCATGTCATCAGCGAGCATGAGTTGTTCCTCTGCATAGCAGAGTTGTTCGTGAATGTATTCAAGGTTAGACATAATTAACTCCAATTGAAATAAACAATTGTAGCTGTGAGAGCTACAGAGAGGGACGTATCCCTCAGTGTAACTGTCAAGCCCAGTCAGGGTCGTTGCGTTGCAGCAGTTGTACTGCGAACAGCTCAACAAACATCCAAACAGCTTTTTCTTTGATGTCTTGCATGGTGTACCAATCATCATTACGAGTAACGTAATCGATCACCATGTGCATCCCTGACTTCTCGCCAAGGTCGAAGGCGTGCTCATCCAGGTAGTTCCAGATGTCCTCCTCGTTAGCATCAAAGACATCAGCAAGTTCTGATGAATAGATGAAACCAGGCACACCAGCGACACAGCCATGAGTGGCAATGTCGTTGAGTGCGTCCATGTCGAACTCTTGACCAAGGATGGTGAAGGTTTGCACGGTGGCAGTTGTCATGTGTGAATGAAAGCAATGTGAATAGATGACACATAAAGTGTCAGACCTGAGCAGGGGATTCGATCCCCCACCATCTCAGCTTAGCTCAGGTGTAGCTAGGCACCAGCTTGTAGCTAGTACGTGCAGCATCAACGCAGTTGTGATTAACCCAGAAACCTAGGCTCATGTTGGGATTGTTCATGAGGCTGAGGATAGCACGACGAGACACGTTGGTGTACTCGTACATGTTGCCGCCCTTGAACGACACGGTAGCAACGCCACGCAGCAGGTCAACGTGGACGAATTGGCAAGCCTCGGAGGTACGAGTTGCAGTGTAGGTGAACATGTGAATGTAAAGCAATGTGAATGAATGCTACGTCCATGAATGGAGCAGCAATACCTGGCAGCCCGACTCGAACGGGCAGGACGCCGGTGCATCGTGCAGGTGGTGGCATGAGCATACTTGTAGAGCGGCTGTGCCTCGCCGCTGTTTGTGTGTCTACCACAGCTCCCGGTCAGATACCCATGCCGGTCGTCGTCACCTAGCCGTTGATCGGCTGACGCTGTGCTTATGAAGTTGTCAAGGTTCGGTGGGAGTGACTGATGGTTGAAGATCGAGACTCTCCTCCCCCTTAACAGGGAGAGTCGAGATCAAGACCTTCAAATCAGTCATCTCTGTTTGAGTATAGCCCCTCATCTCCCCAAATCACGGTGGACAATCGACCAAGCTGCACACCACAGCATCAGATCCCAGTCATACCAAGGCTTATTATCTCTGCTTATCAGTGTTATGCTGACTGATAACCGTAGGTTAAGCCGGCCGACAGATCGCGCGAGATAGAACCGCGCATGTCAGGCGCACGCGGTAGTTAGTTTGCGCCCGTTGAGCCCAGTATTGCCGGTTTGTGCAGTAAAATACCGGGGCAAACCGACTGGTATCACTGGGTTTTGCAGGGTTTTACCGCGCACACCGGGCCACGGGGGACCTGCGTCCCGGCTACAGCGTATATATGGGCTCACACATTTTTGTCAAAATTTATGACCCGGTATATAACGTAGCTAACAGCTACAAGCAGCACAACTATCATCCATATAACGGACCAAACAATCATAATGCAGCGTAAACCTGTGGAAAACAGTCTTCAATTAAGGCTCGACACTGGTCTGCAATCTGTTTATGCTCAGCTTGCGTCCCGTTTGCGCACCTTAAATCAGTATAATGGATCCAAGACCGCAATGTGCCGTTCATATACAGCGTTGTAGGACTAGACATAGGCAATACTTCTCGTGCACACTCTTTAGCAATGCCTGCTGCCAGCATTTCGTTGTATAGGCCGTATGACAGGTCATATACTTGCTGAGCTTTAATTTGAAAATCTTGAGATGTGTATGGATCAACATCATCAATACTTGACTGCCTGTTTTTATCGTCTTGACGACGTACAACAAGAGTATCGGGTCTAGCGGTTACCTCAGCATAACGTTGGCTAAACTCTTGAAAGCTAAACGATCTGTGCCTAAGGATTTGAGCTGCAATAGATCGTGTTGTATGTATTTCTACACACATGTTTACCATTTCAAACGGTGACCAATGTTTATGTTTGATAAGGTATTTAATTAAACGAGCACTGGTCTCAGTGTTGTTTTGATTAGATGGATTAGATACACGTGCCATATAACTGACAAGGTTATCACCATCGGGTGTAGAGTGAACGAGTTTAACGGAGTGCATACAGTAGTAAAAGTGTTTTAGCTGTGACACAGGTGTATATAATACACATGTCTCTCTGTAATCTGATTTACAGTAGTAAAAGGGCTCCGAAGAGCCCCAATCACAGGAGGTCCACCCTTCCTCCTGTATAAGGCAGGGACCGCTCTAAACCCAGGTAGGGACACCGTTTTTGTCGTTGCCTCTAGCTTGTTGTCTTTGTTCCATATTCATACCTAAAACAAGGTGATTAGCACTGCCTTGTGGGTCTTCTATAGAGGCTTTAAGGAGGTCGTTCCAGTCATCACGTTTACGTTGGTTTACTGCCTCTTGAGCAGAGATACCCATAGCGTCGGTAAAGTATTTGACACCTTGTGCTAGGGCGTCAATACGGTCATCGTGCCTAACTGCACCTTTTTCCATGCACATTCTACTCATCTGGTAGAACAACATGTACATGAGTCGTTTTTCAGGGGCTTCGTCTTTGTTTGAGTTCCAATCCCAATCAATGATAGAGCGGTCAATAACAAGACGGTGCTGATTAAGAATGGGCTCCAAAGCATCGATAATACGTTGCTCTTTACGGAGTGTAGCGCGGACTTCTTCAACGCCAATAGCTTGTTTTGTTTGTTGTAGGTGTTTTTTAAACAACTCAGCAACAATACCGTCACCGAAGTTTGTCTCAATTACAAGTTTAGTGACGTTATACTTCTTACAACCTCTTAGAATGTCCAAGAGCGTGTTGTCTGAGTATCCGTCTCTGTAAGCACGCATTTCGTGCAAGTACAAGAAACCGTTACGTTGTGAGAGATAAGCTGCAGCTGTTTCATCCGATCCACGACCCGACGGGTCAACCGAGCAGATTGTCTCTGTGTAAGGAAGCCAATCTCCTTGTAGCTGCATTGGACTGTAGAAATAATCTCCAGGTAGTCCGACAGTAGGAGCGTCTTTGATGACGTTTTTGGGATCGCTGCACCATACGACGGAGTCAGGAGCAGTAGCAGGGTTGACGCTTGTAACGACAAGGTCAGCCATTTTAAGCGGAAACTTGTCAGCGTCACTAAGGGACGTGTCAAGCATAAACTGCAACATAAAGTTGCTGCGTCCCATTGCCGCTTCACGTTCAATAAGATCTGTGTCATCGAATCGGTCCGGGTCAGTTACATCCCACTCCTGTGCCCCTGTATCGATGTCTTCCTGCAGTTGTGGTGCAAGTAGACCTTCGTAGTTGCTAAGGCTCCTAGGAACCCTTGCAGGCCACACAAACGGGCGATAATTACGTTCTGCTAGCTTACGATAGATAGTAAATGTTGTTTGTGGTGTACCGAGGTACATAATACGGGAGTCATCCTTGGGTGTAAGGATAGACTCCGCTTCAGTACAGAGTTGCAACAGTTTAGACCGCATAAACTCTGTCATTGAGTTACCAGGAACTTCAATGTCGTCTAGAATCATTAAATCTGCGCGGCTTCCGGTGAGCTGTCCAGTGATGCCCACGCTTTTTACGCTTGGAGCTTGGTGCGGAGAGCAGTTCACATCGAAGCTTATCCTCGACCACCTTGCATCGTCGGACTTCGGACGTAAATGAGAAAGCCATGGTGTTTCAATAATTAGTTTTTGCAAAAAGATAGACATGTTGTCGGCCCGTTCTTTAGAGGCCGAAATGATCATGATCTTTTTTTCTGCATTATTGAAAAGCGTCCAAAGAACGAAGGCTCCAGTAATCCATGACTTCCCAACTCCACGGAAAGCTTGTATCTGAAGACGTTTAGGTCCAGACTGAAGATAGTCTGCGATTGCGTATTGTGCACGTGTTGGCTCCGGTAAATCAAGCTGCGCCCACAGGGCTTGCAGGAACAGCTTGAAATCATCTTGTAGGGCGGATAATACGTCGGTCATTGTTTAGGTGGCATAAAGAATTCAGATAAACCAAGCTCAGGTAGTGTTACTGTACCAACAGTCGTTTTACCGCCACGGGCTCTGGCCTTTGCCGATGCTTCAAAGGGATCTTGTACTTTAGCAAAAGGTTCTTGTACAGCCTGGTCTAATTCAGAACCAGTCTGACCCTGTTGAAAAATATCAACACCTGTTTGGACTGTATCGCCAAATCTGATAGCACCATTAAGGGTACGTAATCCTTTAAAAACAACATCAGATTGCCTTCCAGCACGTTGGATGCTTTCATCCATAGCACGTAACTCAGCAGGTTTTACCTGTTGATTTAGCTTAGGATCTAGTGGCTGCACGTTACCTGCTTGGTTACCTAAAGGTAGCCCAGCTTTTTCGTAACTGGCAAACATTTGTTCAGCAGTACCACGGCCTGTAGTTTCTAGCCATTTAATTCCTTCAGCAGTTCTAGAAATTTCTCGAATATGGTCGCCGTCTAAACCCATAGCATTAGCATCAGCCATAGCTGTACTAAACTCGGTTTTGTCAGCCCACGGTGGTGTAGCAAGCTGTTCGTTAAGTTGACGTGTACCGCCTGTACCGCCACCACGGTTCTGCATACGGGAAGACCACCGTTCAACAGTGCCTTGTGGGTATTGACTAGAACCAAATCTACGGATCTCACGTAGCTGACCGTCTTTACCAATAAACCGGTTTAGACCTCTGTCAATAGCCTGTGCTTTGCTTCTAGGCAACTTTTTCCACTCGTTACCTTGAGGCAATCTAAGTGTCTTACTTGCCATTATTTAATATGTGATAAAATTAAAGATTCACGAAGTAGATTTTGACCAAACTGCTGTCTCATCCACTCTCGCCAATGTAAACTTCCTTTGTCCTGATTGCAACTGGAACAGGCCGGTACGACATTTGATGTAATGTCTTCACCCCCAAGAGAACGAGGATGTACGTGGTCCAATGTAAGTTCATGTAAGTCATAAGTAATTCCGCAATAAACACATGTGCATCCAAAGTGTTCTTTGATGCTGCGCCTCCAAAGGCGCTTTGCTTCAGAGGACGTCATGGTTATTAGGTTGTAAATGTAGTGATCAGGTGTAGGAAGTAACGGTGTCATGCGTACTTTTGGTTACGACGAGGTCTAGAACGATTCTTTTTAGGGCTTTCCAGCTTACCGCTGTTAGGTCCTGTATGAGATGCGTCTTTACCGTCACCGTTACCGTAGGTACCGAGTTTCCGATTTAGTTTGTTGGCTTTAACTCTGATTTGTAGACCAGCATTGGTCTTATTGTATGCACGCTGCTGCTTTCGACGGCGAGCAGCGGCTTTAGGGTTCGACTTGTAGTACTGTGAGGTTTTACCGCTTGCCATAGAGTCTGCTTTGTACGAGTTCTGGGTCAACTTGCGGCATTACACTAGCCAATTTAGACAGTGGGTTGCCGTCGTAAGCCACACCACTAATGTCATTTGTTTTGAGCCAGTCGCAAGCTGCTTTAAGATCTTGTGTAGTAGCTTCACCCGACTTAATGCGAGTAAGAAACTCCTTAGTAACAAGATTATGCAGCTCGTTAAACTGGTCTTCTGTAGCTTTTTTCTTAGCCATTACGAAGCACGATCTGGTCAAGTTTGTTTTCTATGCGTACCATGTGGTCTTCCATCCGGCTAATCATATCTGATAACTCAGACTTCTTAACATAATCAGAAGCCACAGTAAGCTCAATACCGTCTAGCCGACGGTCAAGTGCGCTAATGCGTTCATGTACGCTATTTATTCGGTTGTGCAGTCTGCTGTTCAGAGCTGCTCCCCCGGCTATCGCTGCTATCGATAGACTCACTAGGGCTTCGATCATTTTTTAGTGATACGATAGGGATAATGTCGTGACATAACACTTCTACCCGACTTCCAGGACGAAAGGTAAAACCAGCTTTCATGATCTCTGTACATTTCATTGCACGAATCATTTCGTAGTTTAGCCTCATCTTTTGTTCGTGTCGTTTAGCTATCTGTTTGCACTGTTCTATCATGCCACCATCTAGCGGCACCATAAAACTCATCTGCATACCATAGTTGTTAGAACGGACGTATCCGTCAGCTTCGTACGGTATAGTGTCGTTTCCCATATAAAATGGGCTAAACGTCATAGTAGCTCCGTTACACGAATTGTTAGCGCCAAACACTTGACGTGATGGCGCACCATTGTTCTGAAACTGCACTGCCTGGTTAGTTACGTTACCAGTAGCAGCCGCAACAGGGTTAGAAGTGTTTTGTACCTTAGGGTCTTCTGCGTAAGCAGGTGTTACTGCGAGAAGATAGAGAGCGAGGTAGTGGTAGAAGTTGAATCGATGCTTTCTGTTACGTCGATTGTCTCCACGACTCCTGCACTGCGTGTTGTGATCTCTAGTGACCATGGGTCTCCAGCGGTGGTGACTGAAAAGGTTGTACCACTACCACTAATGTCTGAACTGGGAGTCACATTACTACCAGACCAGCTTGAATAATCACCGCCGTACACTTCCGTTTCAATAGTACGTTCGATGTCGATAGTAGTAGTTGTAGTGGATTGCATTGACCCCTGGGTGAACTGTGGGGTAACAGTTTGAGCTGATGCAGGCGCAGCCAACAGCAGCAACAGAAGTAGCTTTTTCATTCCTTTTTTTCGCGGGTAATTGAGAAAGTTGCTAGAGTGCCACTAAGAATTGATGCAACGTATGTCGGATCCATCTTCTCCATCCATCCTGCATAGCTTGCAGTTAAGAGTCCGGCGGACCAGACGAGGACGAGGAATTTGATAATCCCTTCTTTTTTGTTATCTTTGTCCATGTTTGTTTAAAAACAGGTTTCATAATAGTAACTAACCACTTGAACATAGAAGTGGCAGTTAGGGTGGCTGCAACTGACACAACAGCAGTCGTAGCTGCTGTAGTTAACACGATCCCATCAGGCACCGGAACATCCATTTCTGTGTACGGGACACGGACTGTAGGGACTTTTGGTGCTTTAGGTATGGGAGGCGGTTTTGGTTTCTCTTTATCAGATTGTGTTGTTCCTTTGACTCCCGGAGGTGGCCGAAGGTCGCTAGGAGGCACCACAAGCGGCTTGTATGAAGGCAAATCCGCTCGTGGGACATCTAGTACCGGACGGGGTAAAACAAGGGGCTCAGGGAGCCGTAGAGACGGTAGTACCGGCGGCTCACCCAAGTCCATTAGACGTATTCAGAGATGTAGCACGTACCGCTGTTGCTAGTAGTACACTTAACAGCGATGTAAGAACCAACAGGAACGGTGATGTACACACGCTCGTCGGTTTTGACAAAGTGGTTATCGTCGTCGTTAGCGGTGACCTCTGCAGTTAAAGTAAATGCAGTGTTAACAGTGTCGTGTGTAATAGTAATTACAGCACCGCTGCTAGTAACAGTAAACGCTGCACCAATAGTAGCATCAGCGTTAAGTGCATCTTTTACACTAGCTGCCACGTTATTCAAGGTAGTAGCTGCAGTGTTGCTTTGGTCAGCAGCAGTAACTTCATAGGTCAAAGAAGTGCCGTCAACAACAACAGTCAGTTGGTCACCAACTTCATAAAAGCCAGACAAAGTGACTGTACGCACTTCAGCGGTGTCAGCCGCAGCAGCAGTGCTTACTGCAACAGCTTCAGCAGGAGCACCTTCAGCTACTTGAGCTGCGTTACCGATGCCGTAGTAAATGTCGTGACCAGTAGGATGGATACTGATACGACGGCAATCGTGGCTAAGCTGTTGACTTACAGAAGTAGATCCGGTGGTAATTTCATACGCCTTAGTTGGCGTCTGATAAGCAGGGATTGTTACAGAAAAAGTCATTTGTTAGGAAAAAGTCCGTTACGGATAAACTCAACAGCTTTGTCATCGACATCGTTGTCAGTAGACTCAGCCAGTTTGGTCAGCATGTCTACGATGAGCAGCTTGACCTTGTCAGATTGAAGAAAGGAAAACAGGATTGGACGGATAATGGTGATCATGAATCTGCGGGGGTAGGTGTGTTGCCTTCAGCGACCCAGTCAAGGTATTCTTGGTAGTCAGTGTTGGCAGTGTCAAATGGAATCATAGCGTCGTCACTCAAACGTTTTACTGTAGTTTGTTGAGCGCCAGGAATACGAGGTTCGACTACTTGATAAGACATAATTAAAGCTCCGCTGATGCAGTGAAAGATACAAATCCACCATAAAAACGACCAGTAGAGTTTGATCTAATTGTATATTCAATACAAGAATCACTTTTTGCTAATAGTGATCGTTCTTGAAGGTTTGATGTTAAACTTCCTAAAACGTTAGTAGTAGTTGGTGTAGCTCTCATTTTTACAGGCAATAGCAAGGAATTAACATGGTATTGTCCGCTAACGGTAGCGTACGCATCAGCTGTAAAACCGTCGTCGTTGTTAAAAATACTATGCTCTTGATAGTACCGATAACACCTGTGCAATTCGTCACCAAAGCTTCTGTGCTCAAACGGTGTCGCCTTCTCGCCAACTTCTAGCTGGACGCCGGTTAAATACCATTCGTTTGAGGTACTATCAAATAGATTGACTTGATTGCTGGTCAAGAAAAAATTGCTAGTTTTCCAGTTACTAAGATCTGACGTGGCATAAGTGCTACCACCCGCCAATCCCCAAGTAATTTTTACCCCAATACCGGTAGTTGTCAGCCAAGTACCTGCCGTATCTTCGTCCAAGGTTATTGTTTTATGCTCCCAAGTATCCGCCGAACTAATTGTGTACTCTTTTACTCGCGATCTGTTTTGTGCGCTGTTTTGAAAAGCTACACCATACGTTCCAGTCTTGTTAGAACGAACCCAGAAAGACAATGTGACTTTTTTTGCAGCACTTGATCCGAAGTCTGCTTGCGCAAAGTTATACCCTTCAACAGAGTGCATCAAAATGCCATGATCTGTTGAACCCATTGAGGTGTCAGCAGTTGTTACGTCAACTTTTAGAGAATACGAGAAGCCGTCAGGTGCAGTAGAGCTTTGCGTAACCGTAGCCGCACCAGCAGTGTTTTCTTTGAACTTATATCGATCGAGAGTGTAAGCGTCAGTTACAGTAAAACTTGTCCCGCGCTGGGCCACATTCATCGCACCATTGATGACCAGGTTGCGATTACTCAACGCACCAGCAGTCGGCAGCTGTTGACCGTCAATAGTGACGTGACCAGAGCTATCTAGTTGGATACCACCGTCAGTAGTGGATCCGTGTTCAATGTTTGTTACTTTAAGTGTGCTCATTCTGCTGCCTCCAAAGCGGTAACGCGGGCTAGCAGATCATCGATCTGAGTCTGCTGTGCAGTGTTCTGCGTTTCAAGCGTTTCAACTTTAGTTTCTAGGGTTTCAATTGCGGACTGCTGACGTTTAATCAAGTTGAGCAGATGTGGCACAAAGCGGTCATAAGCAACACCTTCAGGCTCTGGATCACAAGGTGATTTAACAACAGAGCCATTCTCGTTGTAAGTGACTTCAGTTGTTTTCCAATGGACAAGCCGTGGGTCAATCTCTGCAACCTCTTCTGCAATAAAACCCCACCAGCTATGGTCAGGGTTGTCTCCTTCGCAAGTTGAGCGATACCAAACTGGACGGCAAGCAAGGAGTGCATCTGAAAAAGAGTCACTAAGTGTTTCGATATTAGTTTTGTACTTACTTGAAGATGTACTTCTTCTAATTCCTCCCGTACTGTCGACATTTACGTTAGCGGCGCTGGCAGTTGTGAAGTCATAAACACCAGGAATATCCACAAAGCCGTTGTTACTAATCCGCATCCGCTCGGTCGCAGAAGTCGAGCTGCTAGCAACGGTATGAAATTCAATTCGACTTGGGTGAGAAGTTGAAGATTGCGCACCATCGGAATACACCGAAATGTTGCCAACCGTGTATCCTGTGCCGCCATCATTGGCACCAAAGAATATGTGGGCTAAATCATTACCACTCGCAACAGACGTATCATTCCGCGCAATTAATATTTCACCGGCGCCTCCATCAACAACTTGAAGATTGCCACGGGTAAAGTTACTAGACGTCCCCACCAACAACCGCCCATCGGAGTCCAGGCGCATTCTCTCCGCACTTCCTGTCGCGAAGCGCAGGTCATCGCCGCGCATTCCAAGACCTGTTAATCCGCCAGCATCAGTAGTACCTTGAAACCCTGGAACGCTACCGATTTCTCCGATATTTCCTTGAAAACGTATGTGCTTGTCTGTATCTAACTTTAAGTGAAGCTTAGTCGCTGGATTGGTTTCACCAATACCGACGCCCGTGCTGGTTTCGACCATGCTGGAATACTCCAGCTCGCCAGCAGTACCACCGTTTTTAACAAATTGATTAGCAGACCCTACCGTGGTAGGCAGGGTCAGCGTAATATCAGTACCAGTCGGGCTGGTATCTGCGGGAGCATCTAGTGATACGCTCCCGTCTGTACTTCCGTTTAGTTTAAGTGTCATTCTACCTCCGTAACAGAAGCCTGATATGCAGCAATTACTTCATCAGTCCACAGTGCATTAGCAATGTCTTGGACTTCCTGTACTTCACCAGTCACGTCGTCGCCAGGATGGACAACGTGGCGGTGGTGGTTGCGTGCCAGTTCGACACCATCTTCTTCAACCACAGTGGTGGTGCGGACTTGGATGACCTGATTAGGCAGGATTTCTTCTTTGTATTCAAGTCGTTTTGTAATAGCCATTAAGAACGTCCTCCAGACGAAATAGGTTTAG